AAACGAATCAACAAACTATGTTATCGGTGTAATGAGCGATAATGTTAGTTACGACGAATTACCAGAACTATAAGGATTAACAATGAAAGCTATTGTATGGAGCAAAAACGCCTGCCCATTTTGCGATCAGGCCAAGAAGTTATTAACACTCAAGGGCATTGAGTACGAAGAAAGAAACGTAAGCACAGATTGGACTAAAGAACAATTATTAGAAGCAGTACCGACAGCAAGGACACTACCACAGATATTTTTAGACAAGGAGTATATCGGTGGATTCACAGAACTCAAACGACACCTTAGTAATCAATGATCCGAACAATGGTAGCGATACTATAACCATCGGCGGTAGCGAGTATGCTTACACCATAGACACTAGTCTAACAGGAGCATACTCATCAAGTATTTCAAATTATGCTAATGTTACTGTAAGTAACGGCGGCTCTAGCGGTAGTGGAATTATATACAGTTCAGGCGCAGGCGCAGGAAGCCCTTGGGGTAATATAACAACAACCAGCGCAGGAACAAATACTCCCAGCCTACACGTAACAGGCAATGCAGAATTTGAAGACGACGTAAAAATCAAAGGCGTGAGTATTATGAAAACACTAGAAGAGATCAATCGTCGACTTGCTATACTCGTACCAGATCCGGATAAACTAGAACATTTCGAAGCACTTAAAAAAGCCTACGATCATTATAAACTACTAGAAGCACTTTGCCAACTACCCACGAAAGAAGAAGATTAAATGAATGTTAGATTACTTAGTTACAGCCAGCCAACAGAGGAATTCGCAGACATGGGAATCGGCGACGCCCAAGAGCTCATTGCCTATTGCGCCCGTGTGTCCAATCTAGCCAATCAGCTCAATACAGAAACATCCGAAAAACTTATACGATACCTTGTCAAACACCAGCACTGGAGTCCTCTCGAAATGGTCTCAGCCTGTCTTGAAATCACCACAACCAGAGATATCGCCCGACAGATCCTCAGACATAGATCTTTTAGCTTTCAGGAATTTTCTCAACGATACGCAGACCCTACTAAAGACTTGGACTTTGTCGTTAGAGAAGCAAGACTACAAGACACAAAAAACCGACAGAACAGCATCTCTACAGATGATACAGAGTTACAAGCATGGTGGGATGCCAAACAGAAGTTTATCATTGACAGCGTAAAAGATATCTACGCAGAAGCTATCGAGCGTGGTATCGCCAAAGAACAAGCACGTGCTATATTGCCAGAAGGTAATACTGTAAGTCGACTGTATATGAACGGCACATTGCGTAGTTGGGTACACTTTATCGAACTGCGTAGTGGTAATGGTACGCAATTAGAACACATGCAGATAGCTCGAGAGTGCGCCTGTGTCATCGCAAAAGTGTTTCCAATGGTAGAGGATTATGTCCAACCTAGCCAAGGGTCGTAACAGTTACGATTCTACCAGCACTGGACTTATTGAATTTTTCAATAGGAACGTATCACCGTATCCTACAGATGTCGGTGGACCAGCGTTTGATTTAATCCCTGTAGAAAAGCAAAAAGACCTAATGGTCAATATTGCTAGACTGCACGGACAGCAGGAATACAATCGTATTATGGAGTTGGTTGCTGTGCTACAAAAACAAGCAGAGCAAATCAAGCGCCGTTTAGACATCACCGATGCTGTACATGCGGCTAAGTACGATTTCCAAGTATCGCATGGTCAGGCATATTGGCTACTATACGATACTGAAAAACAGGTAACAAGACTTTGCCATCAGGGTCCGGAAGAATGGTCCACTGGCAAACCAGAAAATTATGACTATATTACACGGGTAAAATATCTAGGTGATTATAGTTGGCAGGAAATAAACGAAAAGGACGAATATGTTAATTAACAAAGGATTTAGCAACGGAGACGTTGTAAGTATTAAACTAGTAAACGGCGACGAGCTCATCGCACGTTTTGAATCAGACGACACTGATACTATAACAGTCAGTCGCCCATTAGCGATCACAATGAGCGCACAGGGTATGGGATTGATTCCTTGGGTATTTTTAGGTAAAGATGACTCTGTAACACTACGCAAGAAAAGCACATTTTTTATCGTGCCTAGTAAAGCAGAAGCCGCTAAACAGTATGTCGAAGGAACGACCGGACTAGTAATGCCTGGGTAAATAAGGGTATATAGGAGAGTTTATTATGCCAAGCGTAGTTACATTGACAGGACCAGGATCAGCAACCGTTACAGATGATGCGGCTGCCGCGATTGCTTTACAAACTGTAGTACTAACCGAAATACGTAATATTGCAGGAAATAACGCAAACGTTATGGTTGACCTTAAGAAAGAAATCTCCGCATTGTCTGACGCATGTAACACCTTAAAAACATCAATTGGTAGTATTGCTACAATGAGTGCCGGTACCAATGCTATCATTGCTATGCAGGCCGCTAATCAAATACAAACTAATAACTTCCAAGTACAGGCGACTAAAGAAGCACTTGAGAGAACCGGTCAGCCTGTGCCAGTACCCCCTCCGGTAACTGAGCAGATTAAAACTGCTGTAAAAGATAGCTCAGTATTAATGGAAGTAGGCCAAGCAGAAGGTGCTATAGTAAATCAAATTAACGTAATGTCCGGAAACTTTGTTACTTGGGTTGGCAGCTTCTTACCTAGCTTCACTGATATTTCTGGATGGATCAAACGCAAATACCAAGCAGTAGTCCAACCAAATGCACCGAGCAATACGCAGGATGCACTTACTAAACAAAATAATATTGCAGGCACTCCAGATAACGGAAATGTAAGTTAAAATGGCACACGGTGACATTATAGCGATGACATGGACTGGTAATCCTCAAAGTCCTGCTCCTGCTACCTTAACAGTCACTGATACTTGGGGAACTGCTATTGCCGCACAGACTCTAGTATTACAACAGTATAGAGATAACTTAGCTACAGTCGGCGATCTATTGATAGAAGCCAAAAAAACTATCGCTACTATGAACTATTTGGTTAATACTTATAATAGTGCCGTTTTATCTATATCTGCACAAAGTGGTCAGCGCAATGCTATGCTAGCGATGGTAGCTGCCTCAAATATACAAACTAATAATTTTTTTAAAGAAGTTAATGGAGAGACTCCTAGTATGCCTCCCGTCAGGAAACAGTTGACCACATCAGTAGTTGACGGTGTGAAAATGCAAGAAGTATCTCAAGCCGAAGGTGCTGTTTTATTACAAATTAATAATATGATACAGTATTTCCAATCATTTGCCACAAGTGCGTTAGACCCGCTCACTAGTGTATTAACTAATTTTTCTGACAGGCTTAAAACTGCGATTCAAACTAATCCTCCTAGTAATGCCCAAGATAAAGCAACTAAGTTATCTAATCTTGCAGGAAATCCAGATAACGGAAATGTAGGTTAATGTCTGATCAAAAAGTCGCACGTGTTAATAAAGATAAAGCAGGCAGTCTTATACAGACTGGAGCTAAATCTGTGTTCACTAATGGCGACGCTAGCAAATGGTGGACTGCTACAGAAGGCAGTACCATCAAGGGACCACCCAACGTCGGTGATACTATCGTATCAAGTGATGTAACAGTATTTGCAGAAAATAAAAAAGTCGCAGTCGAAGGAGCAATCACAGCACGTGGATTCCATGTGGGCCCTAGCAGTCCGAATGTATTTGCTGGTAATCTAGGTCCTGGTGAAATAACAGTCATTGAAAATGACGATGTTGACGACGGTACTCCTGAGGGTAGAGCCAAGGCGATTACTAATCTGCAGACTTGGGTAGCCAAGGGATATATCTCACAAGATACCGTAAAGCAAGTGTTAAATCAAGCGGCTCCGGCGGATCTACCGTCAGCTACTGATGCAACTGTAGCAGTGTTGATGTTTAGAGGTTTAGATCCTACCCGCACTTCAGGAGCAGTTGATAACACCGGTACTAAGATAATCGCACTACCTGGATACAGGGTAGTGGTAGCGAATTGGGAAAATTGGAAATCAGTATTTGCTACGGTACAACCAGACGAAGCAGTCATATTATACGGATTTAGTAAGGGCGGTGAAAGCGTACAGTCGATACTATCCGCTTATCCTAATAGAGCTATCAAGGCCGCAATTACTATTGATCCTTATTGGACTGTTACACAAAAATGGGGCAGTGGTATTTTTAAGAATGTTGAACGAGTCTACAACTGGTACAATCCCAATTGGGGCTATAACAAAGAACATATTCCAAACGGTGTAAATTCTCCTAGTAATGTACAGCAAAATTTATTGCCCGAAGCACCAACTGGAGCCAATCACGCCAGCATGCCACAGCGTGTTGAAGCGCAAGTACTAGCCATCATACAAGGAATCAAACCTACCGGGAAACCTGTAGGTGCTGTAACATCTGGTAGGAATCCTTCCGGACGACAGGGTACTGGGACTCCAATGTATAATGCAGGATCTCAGAACCTCGACATGACTATCAGTAAGCATTTTAAATTAAAACATTTTCTTACTAG